CTACTCACAACTGCCAAGAGGCAGGAGCCGTGCAATCGTTCGGCATTTTATTTAGCACGTAAATATTTACTCCAATAGGAAACGTTTTGGTCCATTCAACCCTCTCGACCCCATGCTTATAATCACCACGACAAGCCAAGGTGGAGAAAGTCAGTTTCTGCTGACTTGTCCACCTTGAAGGAAAATTCCCACCGGTCAATTTGCTGTTCCAGCTCTAGTTGTTCGTCAGGTGTCATGCCAAAGGCAGCGTGAAATGAAGCCCGAGCTTCGGGTGTTACAGGCCCGAAGTCTCTGTCCATATCCTTGATCAACTGACGTGTGTACCAGGACATATAATCCCTTGGAACAATGCCGGCCTTGCCGTACCGTAAGTACGCACGGTAGAAGTTCTGTAGCACTGGCAAGCCTCCTGTCAATCGGAGCCCTCCCAATCCTACAGCATAGAGCCAGTTCATAATTTGTTTCTTGGACTGATAAGGTTGTAGGAAAGTCGTATCCTTAGCGAATACTGCTTCCGGCTTCCTGCACATGAGCCACCGGTTTCCGTCGGAAATGGGGTGAGTCTGACAAAACTCAACCTTTTCGAACTCAAACACTGGCGCCTCGACCTTCATATCAAATCCCATATTATAGAACCACTCATAGAGACCTTTCGAAAACCTTTCGAGGTCCCTCTTCTCCATGAACACCACACAATCATCCCCGTTGTTGGCGAGCTGTGCTGAAACATTGCACTCCTCCAGGTACGCCTTAACCATGGAGCACATTAGCACACAATTCCCCAGAGATGTGTTCATATCACCAGACATACGAGTTCCCTCAACGGTGTATTTTATCTTACCGTTGGGGGTGTACCCCCTGCAATGGTTCAACAATTGCATCTCTAAGAGACCTGCCAACTTACGACGGTGCCGTTTAATGGGAAAACATTCCAAGTAGATTTGATGCTCCCATCTGAGAGCGTCAATAGAAACGTGTTGGTCGAATCTGGAAGCATCCAATCCGACCGCAACGGGTTCTGAATAACTGTTCCACTTGGCCCTTAAAATAGCGGCACTCTTGTAGGCATTATAGCCCTTGATGACTGTTGGCGAACCAAAGAGTTTACCCAAAGATTTGAATATTTTGGGCTCCACCTTCTTCAAGAATCTCCCGATGCACAAATTGAATCGGGGGTTTCTCGGAGAAATGACCCTGGGAACAGGGTCAGCTTTGGCCGTACAATCGGTCTTCTCCAACTTGATAAAAACTTCAATTCCAGCGTCCTTACTTGTGACGGGACCCTCTGCAAAAAGGCTGTCATAAGCGTCTTCGTAAACCTTGCGCTTGCAACCCTTACATGAATCTACGAATTCCGCGTAGGTCCAGGGGGTGGTCGAAGGCAACAAGGGTTTAAGACTCGCATAAACACCAGAAAGTGTCGCTGCAAAAGACTTGGGTGAAGGTGGTTTTTGGAACTTGCCATCCTTCTTAACGAAGAAGACTCGTTCCGAAACCGCTTTTACCAGGTTGGGAAACGTGTGATTAAACGGAATAATTACAGTGGCCAAGCACAAGCCACTGATCCGCAAGTAAGATCTGATCTTGGTCATACCCAATGGTTCTGGCACGAGGGTCAACAGTGCGGGAGTAATTGGTGCCTTTGTCTCTTCACTCTCCCGCCCCTCTAAAACCACTGGGCACCCCTATTTGGGGCCCTCCTCCTCATGAGGGACCGTGTCCTTCCAG